ATGGAAAAGTCAGATTACATACTAAATGGATGTATTGTTTATCCGGAGCATTTATAGCATTAGCTGGATGGATTATTTCTATTAGTATTGGGAGTTAAAATGACATATATTTCTGACTTTCAAAATGGAGTCACTGAAGCAATGCTTTATGGTTCGCAAATTCGTTTTAGATATTTTAATGTTGGCTTTGGCGCAGGTAGTTATTATGATGATGACGTTACTTTAACGATTTCTGGTGATGATTTTTGGACAAGTGGTGTTATGTTACCTTTAAGCAATACTCGTGGAAGTTCTGATGCAGTATTATTAGAACAAGGAAAAGTTTTGACATCTGATACTAAACTTTATATTGATGGAGCAATTAATACTTCTGGAACATGGAAATTAGGGTTAGGAAATAATAGTGTAGGCAGTCCCGTCCCTATTACAGGAGAATATAGTTTATTATCTGAAGGAGTAACTAAATGGGATGTTAATGCAACACCTATTTTGAAAAAACTATACGTTAGAAAACTATTAACAGGAAGTTTAATAGGTGAAGCTACATGACTATTGGTATACAAGTTTTAGGTATACCTTCAACTATGGCTTTTCTTAAAACAAAAAACAAAAAAGCACTTGAATTAACAAATGCAGCAATTATAAAAGCAGGATTTTTTATAGAAGCAGAAGTTAAGGAATCAATTGCAGGTAAAAGAGCAGAACCAAAAAGTGTTGATACAGGTAGATTTATGGGTAGTGTAAAGGCATCTCAAAAACAACCATTAACAGCAACTATAGAAAGTAATGTTGAATATGCAAAACATTTAGAATATGGAACTTCTAGAATGAAACCCAGAAGCCATTTTAGAAACACGGCTTCTAGAAACGAAACTAAAGTAAAAGATTTTGTTGAAAAAGAAATCAAAAAACTTTAAAATTATATAATATAAAAATATTATTTTTTAAATAACAAAATATTTACTTCTATAACATAAAAGCGATTATGTTAACATTCCAAGCGAGGAAGCAATGGCAATAACAGAAGTATATTCAGCAACATTTTTAGCAGACACAGTTAATCTTATTAGAAATAAATTAAAAACAAATATTACAGACCCTCTTGTAACGATACGACCAGGTAACGAGAAATTCGTTTTAACGTCGTACCCTAAACGTTCTGTAACTTATCCGATTATCACTATTACCGACAGAGGAATCATTCAACCAACTCGTTTAGGCATGTCGTCTGAAGGAACGGTTATTAGTATTACTGTTGAAGTTAGGATATGGGCAAGGAATGTAAGAGAAAGAGATGAGTTATTTGGAAGTGCTTATCAATATTTACGAACAAATCAATTAGATAATGTAACAGGGTTAGCAAACAGTAATCTTCACGATTTTACTTTATCATCTGCAGTTAATGTAGATGAAGAAGGCGAAGCAGGAATAAGAAGTAAAGTCTGTGAATATAAATTTTTAGTTATAATAAGTTGAAAGGGGGTTATAAAATATAAAATATGAAATATTTAGGAGACCAAAACAGAACAGTTTTTCAGTATGAATCTGGAACATATGCTTTATTAAGTGGAACAAGACAATGGATTGGATTAGTTCAAACTCATGATGTAGATTCAAATGTAAATACTATACCAATAAGATATCAAGGTTCAACAGATAGAAATGTTGACGCTTTTGAAGATGGACAAAAAGAATGGGCAGGAACAATAAGTTATTTCCCACAAGATTGGAAATTTTTAGGGTTTGCGCTTGGTAGTATTCAAGATACAACAGGTAGTCATATAATGTATGAAGCAAATACAGATGACAGAGCAAGAGAGCAATCTCCCGGAGGATATCCAGGACCATTAAATACATTCACAATTGAAGATTCAAAAAATACAGGAGTTGCAGGAAGTAACTTTATAAGAACAATAATTGGCGGAATGGTTGATACATATCAGATTAATTTTGCACAAGGAGAAATTGTTTCAGCAGAAATGAATTATATAGCACAAGATTCGACATTAAGTTCAGGAGCAGTTACAGCAGTAACAGCAACAACTACAAAACCTTTTATGTTTAATGATGTGACATTAGCAGTGCCTTCAGGAACAGCTACACCAGTAACTAATCTTAAAGAAGGAACATTTAGCGTTAACAACAATTTAGAAAGAGGTTTTTATTTGAACGGTTCAAGAACAGTAAATGAATTATTACCAATGAATAGAGACTATGAAGTTACAGCAACATGCGATTTAGACGATTTAAATGCACAAACTTTTTACGACGATTATTATGTTGCAGGAAGTACATTTAATGCGGCATTAATGATATATGGGACAGCAGGAAGTTTGAGTCCAGGAAGTTTAGGACTTGCGATGAGTGGTTGTAAAATGACAGACATGACAATTCCTTCGACATTAGAAGGAGTTCAAGAGCACTCGTTTACATTTGTACCACAACACGTTCTTGCAACAGCATACGACGACATTGCGTTATATAATTACGCATAAATTTATTTAAAATTGTTCTCAGTTTAATTTTTTTGAGAACATACATAGGCATAAAATCAAAAGGGAGGAAAATAATAAATGGATAAAACAATAAAGATTGGAGAAAAAGACGTTAGTGTCAAAGAATTCAAATATATACAAGCCTTAGAATTACAGGAATTAACAAAAGGTGCGCTCGGTAAGAAAATGATGGAATTAGCTACAACTCTAACTATAGAAGAAATAAATGAATTGTCACTTAAAGACGGGATTGCATTGCAAAAAATTATTAATGAAATTAATGGTTTAGACATGAATTTGGATTTTCAGAAACCAATCGTAGAAGAGGCGAAATAAGTATGTGTAAGTTTTACGGTTGGAGTTTAAGAGATATTAGAGAATTAAATATCTTTGATTATAATATAGCAATCAAAATGATGAATGAATATGTAAAAGAAAAAAATAGAGAAAGTAGAAAGAATAAAATGAAACAAAGAAGACGTTAAAATGGTATTAGGAGCAGTATTAGGCGGAGTTGCAGGAGGAGCAGGAGTAAGTATTCTTATAAATGCTATTGATAACTTTAGTGGTACGTTTGCGAGAGCGAAAATAGGAATGTCGGCAATGGGTATTGCAGCAGGAGTTGCAGTTGCTGGTGTCGCAGCTTTAACAGTGGGTTTAGTCAAAGCAACAAAATCTGCTGCAGAAATTGAAACGGGTTTTGCTAAAGTTAATACTTTATTAGATGAAGGACAAAGTGCACAAGAGTTATTTAGTAAATTTATCGAAGAAACAAATGTTGCTATGGGAAACCAAGGTGATCAATTGTCTGCTCTTGATGGTTTATATCAAACAATATCTGCAGGTATTACAGATACAGCAGAAGCACAAAATTTCTTAGCAATAGCAACAAAAGCTGCAGTAGGTGGTTCAGCAGAATTATCTACAGTTATTCTTGCTGGAACAAAAGCAATAGCAGCATTTGGATTGAGTGTAGATGATACAGAAAGAGTAATGGATGCATTTGCTGGTACAGTAAAAGCGGGACAAACAACTATGGGTGAATTGGCAGCAGCATTTCCTAATGTAGCAGGTATGGCAGGACAAGCAGGGATGTCAATTGAAGAAACTCTTGGTACGTTTGCTGGATTAACTAAAGTATTAGCTAGCAGTGAAGAAACAGCTACTGCATTATCGGCAACTATTAGAGGATTTATTAAACCAACTACTGATATGAAAGACGCAGTTTCTGAATTAGGATATGAAAGTTCTACTACAATGGTTAAAGAATTAGGATTAAATGAAGCTTTAAAACAATTAAATGAAAATGTAGATGGTGATACAGAAGCATTAGCAAAATTATTTCCAAATGTTAGAGCATTAAAAGCAGTTTTTCCTTTATTAGGTTTAGCGGCAGAAGATGTAGCAGACTCAATAGATATAGTATCAAATTCAGCAGGATTAGCAACTAAACAATATGAAGACATGACTAATACTCTAGAATTTAAATGGGGTGCTGCGATGAGTGAAGCTAAAAATAAATTTATAGCTTTAGGAAATACTATGAAAGAATTAGTATTACCAATTTTAGAAGAATTAATTCCAATAATCGGCGATTCTTTAGTTGGAGTATTAGAAGGATTTAAAAATATAATAACGCCAATTTTACCGATTATAGTAGATATGATAAAGTTTTTATTTGACTTAGGAAAAACGATTGGAGAAATATTAAGTCCAATCATAAAAAAACTAAGTGAAAAATGGGCAGAAGTATCAGAAAAAATGAAACCATTTTTAGGAGCAGTAGGTCAATTAATAATTAAAGCTTTTGAGCTTGCAGCAATGTTATTTGATTATTTATGGCCAGC